CGCAATAGAAGCATGGCTGGTTCTGGTCATAGCGGGGTTGTACGTCTGGTAGTTGCGGAGGGTAAACCGGCGTCTGCCACGGGTCTCGCTTCTCCAGTTCCGCCACTCGTCGCTCAAGCGCGGTAATGCGGTCAGAGTCGGTCATGTGGCTAGGCTTCATCAAGCAATTCCTTTTCGACTATCCGCAGAACCCCGATAATCAGCGCAAGCGGTAGTCCGTTGTGTTTGTGTATCTCAGCCTTAAGCGCGTCTGCCAACTCTCCTGCGATTTGCGAATGAGGCTTGCTGGCTATCGCCATAAATTTCCTTGGGTTTGTGGTCATGCTTCTGCATCCTTGCAACACGTCGCAATCGCTATCGTGCGCCCCTTGTGTACATGTCGTCCGGCAAGCTCATCTGCGCTTGGAAGTCCGTTGATAACAGCAGCGACTTCGCATCGCTCACATAAAACGCGGCCTTCGGGTGGAAAGGCAAGAAAAGTTAGATTCTTACCATCAGAGGAAGTAGCCATTCCACACCAGAAATGAATCCCTACATGCGGGCCAGTGCGATGCAGGTTGTATGTTGACCCACTACGCGGCCTATGAATCAATGTTCCGCGAGAATTTTCGACAAATGGAGCACAACTAGCCCAAGGGAATTGTCCTTTAGCAACTTTCCTTGGACGTTCAAGCGCAAACTTTTGAATGGCTTCGGTCATCATTTCCCCTCCAGTATCGAAGGTGCGAACGGGTGCAGTTTTTGTTTTGCCTTCAGATACGCATGAGTCGCGCAGATTTTTTATCAGGTCACTCATGGCTTGCTCACTCGAATAAGTAATGCGCCACAAAAAAAGCGCAAAGGAAGTCGAAATAACACATTGCCACTATTGCTGATCGTGTAAGCAAGTCGACATCGGCAAGAAAAAATATCACTGGAACTTGCAATGCTGCCAAAAAACTAATCAGTAGTCGCTTCATGATTTTCCTTTGTGAAAATTGAAAGTGCGAAGTCGCAGAATGTTTCGTGCAAATCAACAAGATATGAATTACCGTAGTTGTCGTGCCTTTGTACATCGTGCTTTGCCGCAATTTGCTTGATATGCGCGGTGAGTCTGGTGTTTGCTTGCTCAAGCGTTGTAGCGTGTAGCGCCATCGTTTCAAATTCCGCTTGTGCCTTAAACAACCTGGCCTTGGTAATCTTAAGCTGCCTCTTTAGCCCCTCAAGCTCGGCTATCCTGTCGGTGTGGTACTTATCCCTTGCTCGCAAGCAATCGAGTTCATTGGCGAACATTGACATTACAGGTGCGTTCATTTCCCACTCCCTTCTGTGTCTGGTCTGGCGAGGATGAAGTCACGCAAACAACACGCCCTCTCTTGTCGCGCAGCTAATGCTTTGCCTTTTGGCAATTCAATACCAAGCAACAGTCCCGCTAAGCTATCTAACGCCTCTTGCTGACTCGGCGTAGGTATGGGTGCGGGGTTTCTAAGTTGCATTTCCGCTTCCCGTAATTCATCAAGAGTAATGTTGTGCAAATCCACTTGGCGTAGATACTCAGCTTTCCAGTCGTGGTTGTCTGGTGGTATGGGTGCGCTCATCGCTTGAGACTCCTTAGTTCGTTTCCATAATCATCAGCATCGAGCGTATGTCCTCGCGTAGCTTGCCACTCAATTCCCGTTGTTAGCGCCTCATTCCACAGCGCATCATCATGTGCCTTGAGTGCGGATAGGTCGTCTGTGGTGGCAAGGGCTAGTATCTTTTCTGTGACGTGGAATTGCTCGGCTTCAATTGCGTAACTAGCCTTCTCAATCACGTCCTTCAAACTAGCAATCCGCGCCTGTTGCGCCACAACCTGCGCTTTCAGTTGGGCGAGTTCTTCGTCGTGCTGTGTGGTGTCGGTCATGGTTTCACCTCCTTGAACCATGCTGCGTTGAACGCCTCGGATGCCTTTTGGGGACTTCCCCCGAATCCGCATACGCCTTCTTGAATGTTCTCCCCGTACAAAGCGCACCACATATTTCCGTCCAAATACATCTTTGGGCGCAGTCGCGTGAACGGTTGTGAAAGGTCATAAAGAAGGCCATCAATATCCCCTTTGATTTGGAAAGTCATGTGTGAAATATCAAAGGCACTTCTGGCAACCTCCGTAACCGCATCGGCTATATTGCCGCCTGAAATTCGGCTTCTTACCGCGTCATAAATTGCTTGGTAACTATCGCTCATTTCATCGCTCTCCCAATTTCCACGGCAACAAGAAAAATAGCTTCACGCATCGCACGCAGATCATCGTCTGGGATGGCGGGGTTGAAATCGACGTATTTAGCGCATAGAAACGTATCTGTAAAATTATCCGCGCTAACACTGTTAGCGTCTTTTAGCCAGCTAATCCGAATCCGCAGCTTCACTTGCAGTCGCTGGCTGTCGTCGCCGTCATCATGCGGAAGCCATCGGCGCGATAATCCACTGCGCTTGTAGTAATACTCACCTAGCGCGTCGTTCCACCAGCCTTTAAGCCCCGCTGCCTTAGCAGCCAGTTCCATCTGTTCGCGTGTCGGGTTCATGATTGCTTCCTGAGTTCGGCGGCTTTTGCTTCCAACTTCCACGCAAGGCTATTAACACCCTGCCCGTCAAGTTCCGCGGCCACTTCATCCAGCGCCTCGGCTTGGCATAGATTGGCGAAGCGAGTTATGTGTTCGTCAAATCGCTTCTCAGTGCCAGATAAATCCCATAATTCTGTTGCTCGTTCTGGTGTCATATTTCCTCCGTAGCTGTATCAATAATTCATTGCTTCACGGATGTCACGAATCTTCATTCCAAGCAGCGGCGCGAGTTCAATCTTGCTGGCTTCGAGTCGTGCGATTTCAGCTTGCATCTGCGCGATTTTGTTGTCGATGTTCTCGCCAACGGTGATGTTTTGCTGGACTTGCAAACCCGCTTCTGCGTAGCCGACCATTACCTTCTGTGCGTTGTTTATTCCGTAGTTCATTTTGAATCTCCTTTAGTTGATGTAGCTGTATCAATTAAGACTCGTTCCACGCTAGGTGTGAGTTGACCTGCATTCCGTAGCTCGGTGAGGATGCGGGATAGGTCGTGGATGGTCATTTCGATTTCTCCTTTTTCATCGCATTGACAAACTCATCCACCTTTTTAGCTTGTGGAATTGTTAGCCAGTAAGACTTTCTGACATTACCGGCTGCTTTCTGATTGGCTACGAATAGCCGTTGGCGTTCTGCATTAGTCATGTTGTTGTAGCCCTTGGTTTCGTAGCCGCAATGGTTCCGACGAGGCGCAATCCAGAGGTCATCGGTTCGCACCTTAATGGTTGAACGCTACTAAAAATAGTTTCGCCGTCCAACAGGGAAATGATTTTGTTTTGCCCGAAATCACGACTAACGCCTTCGCTGAAATACCAATTTCTGTCGTCGGCGTACACGCATTTTTTTTCGTTCATTTCACTTTCTCCTTAATCATCTTGACAAAATCATCCACCTTTTTTGCTTGCTGAACTGTTAGCCAGTAAGACTTCCTGACATTGTTGAGTTTCCGTTGATTGGCCACAAACAGCCGTTGGCGTTCTGCATTAGTCATAGCTAGTGCCTCCGTTTGTTTTTAGGAGAGACTGTGCCGTCGCCGTTGCCGTAGCCGTCGCCGTCGTAGCCGTAGCCGTTGCCGTAGCCGTTGCCGTTGCCGTTGCCGTTGCCGTTGCCGTAGCCGTAGCCGTAGCCGTCGCCGTTGCCGTTGCCGTTGCCGTTGCCGTTGCCGTCGCCGTAGCCGTAGCCGTTGCCGTCGCCGTAGCCGTCGCCGTTGCCGTTGCCGACCGGCCTTGTTACAGACCCCATGACTCATGCACCGGAACGGCAAAGATTTCCGCGCCTTCTGGAATCTGAACGTCAGCTATCGGGCGCAAATCGGCTTTCTTGGTGTTTTCAATCATTCCGGCAAATCCAACGGATTCCCACTTAAAAACATGCAGGGCGCGAGTTAGTGTAATAAACCCGTTTTCTCGCTTCACATCTCCGGCGAAAATCCATCCACGATCAACCACAATAATCGCTCGGTTGCCAGTAGGCGCAGCCTTAATGCTGTCTGCTCGGACGTATGAAACATTGTTAATCTGAATCGTTGTTGGTGTGTTCATTTCCTTTTCCTTTAGTTGATTAGATACTGTTAGTGATAACGTGTCAAGGGTTATTTGTACTTAGCCATCCGGCGGGAAATACGCGATTCAAGGTCGTGCGCCATGCTGTTAGAAAGGAAAGGGATGTCGGATTCAAATTCGCTGAAGTCAGCCGGCGCACCGCCCGTAGGTTTGGCTTGATTAGCGGCCTTTGGAGCATCGTTTTGACCGTCCTTAGGCTTTGGGTCGAACAGGTTAAAAAACACCCTGTCATCGCCTTCCTTACGCGGCAGGGCGGCTAAATTGATGTGTGGGAAAACTACGCCGTAGGTCTTACCGTTGTGTTCGTGGATTTCGCCTATTTTCAGCCACACGGTTTTTTCGTTGCCGTTCTTGTCGGTGTATTTGCGTTGGGCTACGCAGAGTTCTTTTGTAATCATTTTGTCGTGTCCTGTATTTGGTTGAGATCGGAAACCATTTGTTCGATTTCGCCGTTGAATTTCAAAACCTCGGTTTCGAGTTTGAGTGATAGAACTTCATCATCAATTACCCGCATTACTTTGATTCGCATACGTTCCGGCATTCGCGGGTCGAACGAAACGTAGTCGCACCACTTCCGGCCAGTGCAAAGCATCTGCCACGCCATCTGCAAAACGTATTTGTTCGGTATCTTGCCGGTGAGTAGGAAGTCAATATGCGTTGCCGTGTTCGGACACTTGATTTCGACCAACCCATCGTCGACAAGGCCATCAGGCGAAGCCCCAGACATAGCAATCTTTGGGTGATGGATAAACCCTACCTCTTGAACGATAACGCCGCGCTGAATCTCATAGGTCGCTCTGGCGAAAGGCTCTTGTTCCGTTCCCCATTGCATTGCGGCATTGGTAAAGCCTTCGGGTATTTGTCCGGTTAGTCGTTGAGCAACCAATTCGGCGCGGTAATTGGCTCTAGTAGCTGCTTCGCCGGTCTTAGTCGTTGCCAGTACGTCTGCCATGCGGGAAGCCGTGATAAATCCGCACCGTTCGGCTAACCATTCGGGAGTTCCTTGGTCGCTCACTTTGCGGCCTCGGCCTTCTCTGCGAATTTCGACGCAAGCAATTCTTGAACCTTTTTACCTAGCAACTTGAACGCCGCTGCGTCATTCGCCGCCATTGCCGCCTCTTTAGCTTTCAGGTACATGAATTCAAGCACCTGCTTATTTGGTGCTGAATTGATCGCCTCCATGTGCGTTAAAAGGTCAAAGCCCTCGTTGTAGCGCGATTCATCATCCTCGCCGGATTCAATCTCAAACACTTTCAAAACCAGCGCCTTTTTAGCGTAGCTGAGTGCTTTGCCAGGCGCTTTGTCGCCTTGGTCGTTCGCGTGCGCCGAAACTGACGCAACGAACCTATCGGCAGAATCATCCATATTTACGAAGGTGAATTCATAAACCGCCTCGACTCGGATGATCGGCGTTCCCTTGCTTGTCTTTTCGCCGGTATCAATCGTTACCGATGAAACAAGGCTAGGAAAAATCACAATCCCTGCTTCAACCAGATGATCTCGCACCATCGCCGTAACTTGGTCGTGCGTCACAGCCTTGTAGGTCTGCACAGCCTTTTCTTTCTTGATGTAATCAATCTTTTTGCGGACTGCATTGATTCGCTGAAAGATGTTTAGCTTGTCGCTCACTTCAAACCTTCCTGCCGCACATGGCGGCGTTAAAAAATCCTGCTATTGATTTCAAGTTCCCATTGCTTCAATTCGAGTTCGGAGATTTCGCGCTGCAACTGTTGGATATTGGCAGGATTGCGGCCTGTGCTTCTGGCTATGACAATTTCATGGCGCAAGCACCAGAGCATAAAGCGGTAGAAGTAGGTCATTTAGCCTCCTTTGTTATGCCGCGCCACGGTAGGGATTGATTCAATGATGGTTGATTTATCGGATCATCAGGGTTGGAAACATGAAATTTTTTCCCATCCCAATAACAACTCATTGCCCCGAATAGTGCGGAATTGCGCTCATAAACACCAACTCTTACCGGCTTCTGGTCGCCGCGATACCATCCTGTGCGCCTCATACGCTCCATCCTAGCGACACACAAACAAAGGTTAAAAAGGAAACTACTATCATCAAACCAAGCCAGACTTGGAATGAGTAAGGTGGTTCGTCGTGGTCGTTCATGCTATCTCTCCTGTTTTTTCAGCATCATTCAATCGGTCGGCTCGGTCACATTCCGCGTCATACTTAGCATTCGGCGGCATGATGTAATTGCCTACTGGCGGAAGTTTGAATTCACGCGACGCGGTTTGTTTCTTAATCCGCATAATCCACAACGCCACCTGCGTACAGTAGATAGCGCGTTTCAGGTCGCCATAGTGCAAGAAGCGATAAGCGCAGTCCTTATAGAACTTGTCAGCAGTCAAACTCCCCGAACTACCTAATGCAAGCCTTGCGCTAATCATTGCCTTGTCGCTTGAGTAATCCGGCGAGCTATACCGCTGTGATTGCAAGCGGACTAGGCGTTTTTCTGTGGCGTTCATTTGACTGTGCTCCAATCGAATTTTTTATCTAGCGCACGAGTTCCAACTTTCATTCTGCCAAGCGAACCCGGAACAGCTTTAATTCCACAGGCGCGTCTTGCCGCATTGATTTGATTAGCGTTACTTCTAGCCTCCCACATAACATCGGATAGACGACGAAAATTCGTATGCACAAACGACTTGAGCTTTCTATCAGCAAGCCATGCAACGCCCAAGATAGTAGCCACTTCGTCATATGATATTTTCAGGCCGTTAGTTCTTTCGACGTGGCGCGGTATGTCGTGCGTTGTTCCATCGGCTTCCCAAACAGCGATTAGTGCATCTGCCACAGCAAGGCGCATTTCATGGCTTATGGTCTTTTCTGTATCACTCATTTCATCTCCCTATTGACTGCTAACTTGGCGCTACTTTACGCCTTCAAATAATCTTGTCAAGCCCCTTGCTAATATTTATTTTCGCGTGTTAGAATTCGCACATGGGACTAATCGACACAGTAAGAATCAACCGAGAAGCACGCGCAAGGCGTGTCCGAATAATTGCGCTCAGAGCTAAAGGCGAAACGCTTGAAGCCATCGGTAAGAAGTTCGGGATTACCCGCGAACGAGTGCGGCAGATACTAGCAAAGGAATCGAAATGAAGTGTCAGGTATATCGCTGTTACGACAAGGATAACGTGGAGCTAACCGGGCTGAGCGGCTTCTTGCGAAGCTCCGGTTGAGCGTAGGGTTATGCGGCAACCCACGATCGCCGCAGAGGAGAACGAAATGCAAGTGATGGAGATAAATGTTTTAGATGGGCAAGGCGTGATCGAAGTCGCGGTTTGTGACTTCATGCAGGAGACGCGGCTGCGCGCTTACGTTTCTGACGCGGCGAAGGCGTTTGCCAACGAGGACAAACTGGCTGAAGCGGTGCGGTGGTTGGAGGCGAACCAGCCTGATGTTTTCAAGCGCGGCATATGGGACGCGATCAATGCCGCATAACGTGTAGGTGACCGGCGATGCGCAGCTTTATCGCGCAGCGTCCAGAGAGCGAAGCGAACGGGGTCGACCGTAGGGTTATGCACTGGAGGAATGATGATTGAGAAACTGAAATGGAACGACGTAGCCAAAGAAATGCCGGACGCGGGCAGCACGGTGCTGCTTTGGGTGAGAGACCCGAAACCGTTTGCAAACCCTGGTTGGGCGACCGGCTATCTTGATGACGGCGAATGGCACGATAGCGAGACCAGCCACGTACTGACCGAGATTGTCACGCACTGGGCAGACCCGAATGGCCCCGGTGCATAACTAATAGTCTAAAGGAGTGAATATGAAAATCGCACAAATTGAAACCGCTATCGACTCTTTTCATCAACACCACAGCAAGAGCGCCGTACAGCATCAACTAATCCTAGACTTCATCGCAAGCGAGTTCACCGTATTCGACTGGTCAATAAACGAACTAGCGCACGCTATGGGATGGCGGCACAGTACATTGTCGGCACGTTTGAATGAGATGCTCAAGTCAAAGCAGCTTGTCGAATGCGAACACCGGAAAGACCGATACTCAAACGTAATGTGTCGGCCGGTTGCGCTTAAAAAAACACAGCTTGAACTTTTCCACTGATAGGTGTAAGATTCACACATCGGCATGATAACCCGATGCGAAAAAGGAGATACCATGAACACCATCTCAGTTTACTGTAGCGTCAGCCAGCCCCAGTTGGCCGATTCTCCTTTGTCGCTCACATTCGGGATGGGCTTATCACCCGTCACGCTGGCTGACCCTAGAGTGAATTGATATGTCTAAAAAGACAGATATTTGGATGCCGCTTTACATCGGCGACTACCTTAGAGATACCAACAGATTGACTACAGAACAGCATGGCGCATACCTGTTGCTAATCATGGATTATTGGGTGAATGGTGCGCCACCAGACGTTGATTCAATCCTCGCTCAGATATGCCGACTAGACGCGAATGCTTGGAGCATTGCTAAATTAGTCATCAAACCGTTTTTCACAATCACAGATGGAAAACTGACTCACCCTCGGATTGACCGTGAAATTCAGGACGCTAGGACTAAGAAGCTAGGCGCAGTAAGGAAAGCTGAGGCGGCAGCTAAAGCTAGATGGGATAAAGAAAATGCTTCAAGCATTACTTCAAGCAATAGCCGAAGTATGCTTGAGGATTGCCCGTCACCTTCACCTTCACCTGATAATACAAATTCAAAAGCTCTTGTTGTCGCTAAAGCCGACAACGTGCCGTTTGGCAAGATTGTAGATTTGTACCATCAAGCACTTCCGGTCTTACCAAGAGTTGCTGACCTATCTGCAAAACGCAAAGCGTTGGTAAGGGCTAGGTGGCAAGGAATCAAGCCTGAATCTGTTGATGACGGGTTAAACGAATTCAAGTGCTTTTTTGATATTGTCAGCAAATCCAAGTTTCTTACAGGGCAATCAACAAACGGTGGCGGGCGACCATTCAGGGCTAACTTTGAGTGGTTAATGAATGAATCAAATTATCTGAAAGTCATTGAGGGAAATTATCATGCGTAGAGCAAGCCAAGCGTCACAACAACTAACAGCGGAAAGTTATCGACGTTCTCCTCAAGAGCAAGATTTAATCGACAAAGAGCGGTCACGAACCCTTGAGATACAAAATCAACCTAGAACTCTTGACGCACAAGAATGGATGCGAAGTAAAGGCGTGCTAGGTCGCTCTGGTACTCCTGAATGGCGAGAAGGTAGAACTGCATTACTTGAGGAATACCGAGATAAATTGCCACCAAACCGAGATTGGGCGCACGCAATCATTGAAGGATGGAAGGATGGAACTTACGCGTCAAAGTATGGCTATGACCAGGCTGTTGCTGCGTTGAGAATTCCGGTCGAGGCGGCATGACATGCGAGTCCTGCGCCAAGACCTACACTTATACCCTATCGTGCCTATCGTGCTGCGCGAGGCTAGTAGCCAGTGCGAGGCCATACAAGAGCAACCAGAATTCAATGCTGGAATTCATAGAACGGCATCGGGTGCGAGAAGGGAATACACCGAAACGCGCCGACATTTTGAATTATCTCAAAACGAACTTACCGGCTGCTTGAGTGCCATTGAAATTGACGCTGCAAGGCGTAGGGGGTGGATGTGAATGAACACAATGCATCTTTTTGCTGGCATCGGAGGCGGCTTATTGGCCGATTTAATTCTTGGACACAAACCTACAATTGCAGTTGAATGGGATAGATACGCCTGCCAAGTCCTCAGAGAACGAGCCGCAGACGGATGGTTTCCCAATTTGTCAGTGTGGGAAGGGGACGTTAGATTGTTCAATCCATCCGAGTACGCCGGACAAGTGGATTGCATCCATGCGGGATTCCCTTGCCAAGACATTAGCGTCGCTGGCAATCAAGCCGGATTGGGAGAAGGAACTAGAAGCGGCCTCTACCGGGAAGTCCTGCGGATTGCTGGCATCGTTAAGCCCCGACAAATCTTTCTGGAAAACGTGTCAGCAATCCTTAGTAACGGACTCGGAACCGTACTCGCAGACCTGGCCGCGATGGGGTATGACTGCCGGTGGATTTGCCTACGCGCATCCGATGTCGGAGCGCCGCATCACAGGGATAGGTGGTGGGGATTATGTACCTACACCGCAAGCAAGGGATTGGAAAGGGAGCAGCGGCAGGAGTTTGAAGGGGCAGGAGTGCGACTTACCGACGTATGTTCGGCAGATGTTTGCAACACCGAACACTTTGGACGGAATGCCGCCGAAGTCAGTGGAAAAGATATTAGCGATGAATCGCAAACACCGCCCCGGTCGCAGTTATGCGGCAACGAACCTACGGGAGCAAGTGGTTTATGGAAAGATTCAGATGTGGCCGACACCGAATGCCTCAGACAATCGGGACAGGGGCAACATGAGCGACCCAAGCATTCAGCGCAGGATAGCGATTGGCAAGCAAATAGGCTTATCGACAGCGGTGAAGGAAACGCAGACTGGTGGGACGTTGAATCCCTTGTGGGTCGAGTGGCTGGTCGGAGTGCCTATCGGGTGGAGCGTCTTAAAGGACTCGGAAACATACAAGTCCCAATGCAAGCCGCCGTCGCGTATTCAGTCCTTAATCAAAGAAATGATTGACGAGGCGAATAAATGAACACCGTCTCACCAGCACCAACTGACGACGAACTACGCGACCTACTGCGCGAGTGCTTGCGCCACGTTGAATCGCAAGCCGCATCTGAGCATATTCTCGACGGGCTTTATGGTCACAAACACCGGCCGATTGATGATTTAGTCGACAAGGTACGAGAAGCTATTAAATGAGCTACTTCCGACTTGTCCATGCTGAGGCCAGAAAACGGGCAGCAAGCGCGATTATGGACGCGCCGGATGGTTATATTGTTCGGATCGCTGAACCTACGCGCACACTTGAATCTAACGCCTTGCTTTGGGTTTTATTGGGTGAAGTCAGCAAGCAAGTTGAGTGGTACGGTTCAAAGCTCACAGCAGAGGAATGGAAGGACGTGTTTTCCGCGAGCCTCAAGAAGCAAAAGGTAGTTCCGGCGCTCGATGGTGGTTTTGTGGTCTGCGGTCAGCGAACCAGCAAGATGAGTAAGAGCGAATTTAGCGACTTAATCGAGCTAATCTACGCATTCGGGGCAACGAAGGGCGTAAATTTTGACGAAAGGATGACAGCATGATCTACCCGCCACACCAAATGCTAAGCCTGAGATAACCGGCGCGCTTTAGCGCGTCCGAGTTGATTGACGGGTTGGCAGGAAAAACGTAACTACGGAGTGATGACATGACAGAACTTGATGAACTCAGGAAACTTGCCGAAGCAGCAGACCTGAATATCGACTGGATTGGCGCAGGCCCGACAAGGCACGGCGATCTTATTAGCACCAGCGGAAAGCCGCTATTCATCGACAGCGTTTATCTCGACTGCGATGAGCAGGATGTTGACGGAGACGACTATTTCGTTTGCTCTGCTGGTTCTGACGAGTATGGGCGATTCATTGCGGCGGCAAGCCCACGGACTGTGATTAGGTTGCTTGATGATCTGAAAGCCGCAGAGCAGCAGCGTGACGAATTGATAGCGCAAAAGTTTGCCGAAGAGCCGCTTCGCAGACAGATTGCAGAACTACAGGAACTCGGCAGGTTCCGTGAAAAGCATTCCCTTACAGGAAGCCCTGAAATTTACGATGATCCGTCCGCCGCGTTCCATAAATTTGCCTGTGAAACACATGATGCTCTGAAAGTCGGCGCTGGCGAGACGGCGGTGCAGGGCGACATGCTTTTGCCTGCCAACGCATGAATTAGCCGGCTGCCACCCACGAAGAAAGGAAGAGAGATGAGATACACGGCGGTATTTGAATTCGAGGAAGGCACTGAACCAGCAGTAGGCAAGAAAGACGGCTGGCTTGGTGGCGAGTTGTGCGCCGTCCTGTTTTCGGACGGGCTGGCGGAACTGGTGGCCATCAAGAAAGCGGCGGAAACCGTGATTGCGGAGAACGCGCACTCCGGGGACGATATTTGGTGGCACCTTGCCGAGTTGCTTGGGTGGGAAGTAGGTGGTGACGATGCGATAAACGGCCTCGGCAAGAAAGTCGGCGCTGACAAGACGGCTAACGCCGAATTCAGCGGGCGGCCGAAGGCCGGTCCGCTGGAATGACGTGTTATGTTTCGCGTGGCACAGAAAACACTTGACACGGTTATTTCGTGTGCTACACTGTATTCATGGTTAGCGATAGGCGCGAACCGCAGACAGGAGCAAAAGCCATGAGCATCAATCAAAGATCAGCCGACCGCCTTGACAAACTGGCCGCAGAAAAAGGAATCCATGTTCGCATCTCGGAGAGCACGAAGCCGAAGCGCCGCTGGTACTCGATTGGCAACAACCACGGATGGCAGTGGCACCAAGTTGCCGGCTTCACCGAAATTGAAGCGGTCGAGAAGTTCATTGCGACATTCGGCAATGCCTGAGCAGAAAATAACCGGCCCCGGCAAGGGGCCAACAAACCTGAGCGGGGCGCGTGGTGCCTCGCCGGTTTTACGGGTTCGGATGCCGGCCGAATTGCTCGAAGCGGCAGAAGCTAAGGCGGGGAGAACTGGCGAGAATTTGCCCGACGTGGTTCGCGAACTGCTGCGGCGGTGGGCGCGGAAGTAAAACATAACGCGGAAATAAGGCGGCAGTTTGAAAATGGAATCCATCCTCTGTTTGCGCGTGTTGATCGATATTTTCGTGGAGAATGATATAAAGGTTTGTCCCAACTGTGCCAATGAACATATCGGAGCAACGTCCCGATGTGGATATTGCCTAGCAGTAGCTGACCAAAGACCACAGCGAGGCGACACGGCTCAATCTTTGGGTGATGATAGGGTTAATGATGCTTTCAAAGAACAACAGCACAGCAATAACGAATCAAGCGATGGCGATTGGAGAGGTGGTAGCTATGACTGACCAAACCGAGGAATTAAGAAGGGCTGAAATAATCCCATTCACCAAACCGGATGATATTTGCAGTTTCTGCAAGAAACCGAAAGCCGACACTAAGCAGTTTTTCAGCGGTAACAACGGGGCTTTTATCTGTGGAGAGTGCGTTATTCTGTGCAAAGCGAGGATAAGCCAATGAACTCAATCCAATTCGCCCTAATGAATTTCGGAATAATGCCTATTCCGCTATTGCCAGCGGTTTCCCCAAGCGGTAAGCCGATTGTTCCGAAAACCAGATGTTCGCCAAGAGTTAGTCGTGCTAAATGCCAAATCTGCCCAACTGAATTTATGCGGAAGGGGCGGCAGGTATATTGCGAGAGCTGCCGAGACAAGATTAACAAGGCAAAATGGCACGCGGCATCGTTACGCAAAACGGCGAAAAGAAGGGCTTTACGGTGATACCTAAGAAAAAGCCTAAGATTAAGCAAGCAAAGCTATCAACCTTAGTCGACAAGGCCGACAAGGTATGCTCGATTTATATCAGGATGAACTATTCAGATTCTGACGGCCTGATTACCTGTATCACTTGCGGCAAGCGGTTACACTGGAAAGAAGCGCATAACGCGCATTACGTTGAACGTAAATTCGTCAATACCCGATGGCATGAAATGAACCTTGCGCCAGCTTGTGCCGGTTGCAATATGTTCAACAAGGAATTTCACAAACGGCAATATACCTTTTACATGCTCGACAAATACGGGCGCGAAGCAGTTGAGGAGCTAAAGGAGCTAGGCAGGAAGGTGGTTAGTCCAACGCAGAAGCGCTTCCTAGCCGAAAATGCCATTGCCTACTACACCGAAGCCATTAAATCGCTGTAAAGCCCAACTTGGAGAAATGAGATATGGCCGAAAACTTCGATGAGCGTTTGGATAATTGGGGCAGGTACTACCGATCCAGAACTCAAACAGTCACCGGCTCACTCGGAAGGCTATACAAAGCCCCTTGGAGACAATGGGTGAGTTACCTAGACCTTCCTCTATTCAAAGCCCTGGACTGGCGCGATGCTGAGCTAATCGAGTCTCATTGGCGGCAAATGCAGGGGTTACAGAAGGAAATGCTCAAACTGACCTACATGGCAAAGGTAAGCAAGTCTGTCCTATGTCGTAGGTGCGAGATTAAGCCATGGGAGCATGCCGAGGAATTACGCAAAGCAAAATATATTTTAGAATGTGCGGTAACAAACGGAAAAAGTGTGCTAACATTGCGCCACTGTCAAACCGCGCAAGCGAGAATTAGCCCAACTGAGGCTAATTTCGCACGCCTAAACAACCGGTAAAACACCATGGGCAAGTGCGTAGAAATCGAATTGAAGGACGACGGATCATTCTCTGTCGTTGAATGCGAGCCAAAAGCCGAAGCAATGCCCGGTGAAGAGCAGGGTGAACCGGCTGGTCAATCATTCCCCGACGTGAAATCCGCATTGATGGCCGCTGGCCAGATGCTGATGAGCGCCGGCAACGACGAAGCGAAGGCTGGAATTCAGGCGGGTTATGACAAAGTAGCCAATCCCTCGGGCAAACCGATGTTCTCCGGGGCGCCGCAATGAGTGAGCCGAACGACATCCTGATCCGTTTCACCAAGGACGCAAACGGCAAAATCGTCAAAGCGGTTGAAATGGGAGTCAATGATGATTCACTGTTGCCGGAAATGACCAAGACGGCGGATTTCATCACGCAATGCCTCGCCATCCAGGACAAGACCGACACTGAAATCGAATTCAATAGTGCGTTGGAAGTCGCCAACAAGCTCGCGGCCTCGTCGCCTCGGATACTGCTGCCACACTAAAATGGTTACAAAGGATCAATCAAGGCCGGCAAAGAAGTTTGTGCCGAAGAAGACCGCGCCAGCAAAGAAACTCACGACCGCTCAAAAGCTCGATAAGGTCGGCGTCGAAGTCATCATGGAGCAAGTTGCTGACTGCCAAACACTCAAAGTTATTGCGGCGCAATATGGCGTTTCGGTAGGTAGTTTGCACGAATGGCTGGACTCAAAACCTGAACAGTACGCGCGCGCACGCGAGAGACAGGGCGACAAGTTGGTCGCAGATATGCTGGAAATCGCTGATACAGCAAGCGAAGACACGTTCATAGACCCAAAGACAGGCGAAGTAAAAGTCAATCAAGAGGTTGTCGCACGATCACGGTTGCGGGTTGATGCGCGCAAATGGTTGGCCGGCAAGATGCACAGCAAAAAGTACGGCGACAAACTCGATTTGAACCACAGCGGCAAGATTGATCTGACGGATGATCAGGTGACGGCTCGATTGACACTGTTGCTCGGCAAGGTGTTGCCTGTTGGTTGATATAGCAGCGCTCAGTCCGCTTGAGCGTCGTGAATTGCTGGTGTTGCTGGAAGAAAAGAACCGGCGCGAGGCCAGAAAGAAGCTCAGTACCTATTACCCGGACACCGGACCGCTGCGACGCGAGCTCTACACGAAGCATATGGAATTCTTTACCGCTGGCGGACAGTACCGTGAGCGATGCTTCATGGCGGCGAACCGGATTGGCAAGACTGAGGGCGCTGGCGGCTACGAGACTGTTCTGCATCTGACGGGCAATTATCCGCACTGGTGGGATGGTGCTGAATTTGATTCGCCAACGAGGTTTTGGGCGGCAGGCAAGACCAACGAAACAACGCGAGACATCATCCAGGCCAAGTTATTCGGTCGCGTGACTGGTTCTGGCAGTACCAAGCACGTCAGCGGCACTGGATTGATACCCGGCGACATGATTGGCGACCTGACGTGGAAGGCTGGCGTATCGGACTTGATTGATACGGCGCTTATTAAGCACGAACCGACTGGCGAATGGTCGTCCCTGGGCTTGAAAAGCTACCAACAGGGGCGCGGCGCCTTCGAGGGAACGGAGCAGGACGGGATTTGGCTCGATGAAGAGCCGCCGCTCGATGTCTATGGCGAGTGCTTGATTCGCACAGCAACGACTGACGGACTGATCTACATCACTTTCACGCCGCTGGAAGGCATGAGCGAGACAGTGATGCAGTTCCTACCCGGCGGAAAGATACCTGATGCCTGAGATTACGCCATCAAAGTACCTGGTCATGGCGGGATGGAACCATGTGCCGCACCTGTCGGACAAGATGAAGCGGGAATTGCTGGCCGCAACGCCATCGCACTTGCGGGCGGCGCGCAGCCAAGGCATTCCGTCGCTCGGCTCGGGGGCCATCTTTCCGGTCGATGAGGCAATGATTCGAGTGGATCCAAAGCCAATTCCGGATCATTGGGTGCAACTCGGCGGGCTGGATTTCGGGTGGGACCATCCAACGGCGGCAGCGGCGCTTGCTTGGGATCGTGACGCAGACTGCATCTATGTGACCAAGACCTACCGGCAAAGCGAGAAGCCGCCAGTCATTCATGCGGCAGCAGTCAAGCCATGGGGAGATTGGCTACCTTGGGCATGGCCGCACGACGGCAACAACGACACGGCGGCCGGTGAAGCGCTGGCCAAGCAGTACAAAGCCCATGGGCTGAGGATGCTATCAGAGCACGCAACGCACCCGGCTGGTGGTAATAGCGTGGAAGCCGGGCTGATGGAAATGCTCGACCGAATGGAAACCGGGCGCTGGAAGGTGTTTTCCACCTGCGATGCGTGGTTTGAAGAATTCAGGCTTTACCACCGCAAGGATGGCAAGGTGGTGAAGGTGCTCGACGATACGCTGTCGGCAAGCCGCTACGCTTACATGATGCGACGGTTCGCCACCACGAAACCGCAGAAACGCACTGTGGCGGCCGGATTCGAGCCGCAAAACACTGCATTCGGCTACTAAATCAAGAAATGAGGCAATTCGTCGCGGCATTTCGTTAAATTGGAGAATCACTTTGGAACTATCCCAACTCGATGAGAAGCGGCTGGCAGCGCTATCGTCACGGCTCAAAGAGTTACGGGATGAGGCTATCACTGGTCGCGCCGAGTCTGGCATCGAGCAGACTTGGACCGAAGATCGAGAGTATTACGACGGTATCGATGACTCGAATCGTGCCGAGAAGATGCTCAAGCCGACAACGAGCGATGGTCGTGTTACTCGGGAGCGAAAGAGCAAGAAATCTACCCGCTCGACGGTATTCCTGAATCTGACGGCCAGGTACTGCAACGCAGCCGGGGCTTATGTGGCTGACAAGCTGTTCCGTTCGGATGTGAGCAATTACGGGCTACGACCGACGCCGCTGCCGGATCTGATCAAGCAGTCGAGGGACACGACAACCCCGGCGACGGACGAGCGAGGCCAGCCAATCGAACTGCCGGTGATGGACGAGCAGGGCGAGCCAGCAATGGCGCCACAGATCATCAATGGTCAGCCGATGATGGATGACGCGACCGGCGGACCGGTGATGCTACCGGCAACCAAGTCGGCGACTGTTGCGGATGTGGCCAGGCAGATATTGAGCCAAGCCAAAGAGGCTTGCGAGAAGGCCAAGGTCCAGATTGATGATTGGTTGGTTGAGAGCCGAATCAACGCGCAATCGCGCCAAGTGGTGATGGATTCGTCAATCATCGGAACTGGCGTGATGTACGGGCCGGCGCCGGAAATCATCAAGAAAAGCGCCGTGCTCACCCAAGGCGGCAAGGTAACGCTGACGATCAAGGAAAAATTGATCCCAAAGGTGCGCCGCCTGAGTGTCTGGAATCTGTACCCGGACCCAACCTGCGGAACCGATATTCACCGTGGCAAGCACATCTTCCACGACGAAGAAATCAATTCGCGCGAATTGGGCGAGCTCAAGCGTGATCCGAGTTTCATTGCCAGTGCAATCGACCAGGTGATTGAGGAAGGCCCGAAGAACGCTGTCACCGGCACGTCGAAGCGCTCGAAGAACTGGAACAAGGGCAAGACCGAGACATTCCAGATTTGGTACTTTCACGGCTATCTGTCCGTTGAAGAGCTTTGCGCCTGCGGCTACGAGTTTGAGCAGCCGGAAGCGATTGGCTTGATGGATGCGCCGGAAGCGGATCACGCCGATCCGGAATACGCCGATCCGGAATACGCCGACGAGGCTGGCGAGGTGGAAGGCGAAGCGCTGGAAGGCGAGGTATTGCCGCCTGAACCGCAGGAAGAGCGCAAAGAACAGTATCCCTGCATCGTGGCGATGGTCAATGATGTGGTGATCAAGGCAGTGGTATCGCCGTTTGACTCCGGCCGATTCCCGTACAACCTGATGCGCTGGCAGTATCGGGATGATCATTGGGCGGGCTTGGGTGTCTCGCGGCAGATGCGGACCAGTCAAGACGGCGTGAATGCGGGCGTCAGGATGATGCACGACAACGCCGGGGTGTCCGGTGCGCCGATTCTGATTATCGATCGCAAGCGCATCGAGCCCGCAGACGGAATCTGGACAGTCGGCCCGCGCAAGGTCTATCTGACGACTGAGGATAGCGACGGCAACATTCGGGACGCAATGACCTGGATCATTACGCCATCGATGCAAGCGGAAATGATGGCCATCATCCAATTCTGGATGTCCGCAGCCGAAGAAGAAACCGGTATGCCGATGCTGTTGCAAGGGCAGCAGGGCAATGTCGAAATGACGCGCGGCGAAGCGCAGATGCTGAACAACAACGGCTCGGCACTGCTCCGCCGGGTGACGAACATTTACGACGACGACGTGACCAAGATGATGATTGGCGCGTTCTACGAATGGCTATTGATCCACGTCGAAGATGACTCGATGAAGGGCGACTTCACGATCGACGCCTTGGGTAGTTCGGTGCTGATCGAGCGGGATGCGCAATCGCAGATGCTGATGCAGATGCTCGGGCTGGCACTCAATCCGGCGTATGAACAGGATCCGGCACTGGTGTACAAGGAATTCTTGCTGTCCCAACGCTTTGATCCAGAGAAGATGGCACTGAGCGACGAGAAGAAAGCCGAAATGGCCAAGCGTCCGCCGCCAGAAGATCCAAGAGTGACGGCGGCGAAGATCATGGCTGATTCGCGCATCAAGCTCGAAGAAATGGACGACAAGGATCAAGCCGACCATGCCGCGGCCAAGGCGCAGTTGCAGATGGAAGCACAGCAGTTCGAGGCGGCCGAGGCGCAGAAGAACCGGCAGCTAGCCGTCGCAATCGAGAAAGCCAATGCCGAGATTGAGCGCATGAAGCTGCAAGGCGCCAGTGCTCAGACGATTCAGCAATTGAAGGTGAAATTGGCTGATACCACCATGAAATTGCAGCAGCAAGAGCGGCTATCGAAGCTATCAATGGCGCAAGCCAATGACCACAAGGTTGCGGATCACATGATGACCGCGCGTAATCAACCAAAACCGCCGACCGAGCCAGTCGGCCGCGCATCACCGGGCAACTCATTTCCTCGATAGGAGTCAAACATGGCAACAATTAACCCAACCATCACCGACCTTAGTGGCAACGGACAGGTATTCAAAGCGACGTGGGACTTGACCACGGCGGATCATACCGGCGCCGCAATCAGCGACAGATTCGCAGAATTCGCCGATCGGACGGTCTATTTCCTTGGCACCTGGGGCGGCGCTACTGCTGCGGTTGAGGGCGGAAATGGCACGACTTACGTTGCGCTGACCGATCCGCAAGGCAATGCGATTGCCAAGACGCTTGATGCTATCGAAGTAATCACGGAAATTCCGCAATTCACCAGACCACGCCTCAGTACCGTAGGCGTCGGGGCAACCGTTACCGCGACCATCATTATGCGTCGCGGCTTCAAGAGAGGGTAACGCCATGACCAAAGCAACTGATGCCGCCGACGCAATTCGCCGATTGGCCAAGCAATTCGAGAATATGCAATTTGCCGCCGATGTGTTGGAGAAAATCGGCAGTATGGAAAACGCCTTTGACGAAGCTGGTAAGGCAAGAGCGGCAGCGGAGGCCGCTAGAGATCAGGCTCTCGCCGATAAACTTGTCGCCGAGTCTGAATTGGCGGCTACCAAAGCAAAAAGCAAAGAGATTGTCGCGCAGGCTGAAAAGCGCCGAGAGCAGATTCTTGCCGATGTTGATGCCGAATCCGACAAGCGGTTAGCCGATGCGTCCGAGCGCGCGAACGCCGCAATTCAATCCGCGACCGAGCAAGCGCACGGTATTCGAGAGGATGCGAATCGGCAGAAGGCAGCGGTAACGCTCGATGTCCAGGCATTGCGCGACGAATCAGAGCAATTGGAAGCCGCAAACAACGCCAAGCGTGCCGAAGCCGATGCGATTGAAGCGCGGCTTGCCAAAGCGCAAGCCAAGATCGCCAAGCTATTAGGGGATTGATATGCCAAAATCGACACCAACCTGCAACAGCATCATCAATCTTGTGTACCGCGCCGTCACCTGGGCGAATTTGGCGGAGAACGCTTCTGCCGCGCCGATCGCTGACATTTATGTTGGGCTTCATACCGGCAATCTGACGGCGGCGACGGACTCGCAAGCGGAGAACGAAACCGCCTATACGAACTATGTTCGCGTCGCGGCGGCACGCCCTGCTGGATGGGCTGCGGCCTCGGGCGGCGCAACACAGAATGCCGCGACGATCAGCTTCGCTCAGTGTGGCGTGACAGGGGCAACGCTGACACACGTTTCAACGGGCAAGGCTTCTGCTGGCGCAACGTCGGTCTTTCACTATGGCGCGCTGAATTCTTCGCTGGCTGTGTCGTCGGGCATCACCCCGCAATTTGCGGCGGGTGCGCTCACGGTGACTGAGGCGTAGACATGGCGGATCAACGCACAGCGACTGAGAAAAAGCTGTGGGACAGTATTGGCCCGCCGCTCTATTACTGCGCTGATTGCATGAAGGCGGTGAGCGTTACGCCGGTAGAAGGTGGCGAGCTTGACTGGCGCGGGAGGGATCACCACTGGAACGCTGACCGGAATCGGGGAATTGCTTGCCGACATCCTTGGCGATGGAACGCTGGACGCACCGGTTCTGTCGGCGCTGGGCGAATTAAGTGCTGATCTGACGGTAACGGGAACAGGGCTTTCGACGGCGAACGTCGGCGAAGCAGTCTGGAGCGCTATTGCTGCATCGAACAACGCCCCCGGCACGATGGGCGAAAAACTGAACGACGCAGGATCTGCATCAAACCCTTGGACGGAAGTAATCGAGTCGGGATTGAGTGCGGCGGAGATATTGCGCATCATCGCGGCGGCGTTAGCGGGGGAAGTCTCTGGCGCCGGAAGCGGTACGGAAACCTTTGTCGGGCTGGATGGTGCGACGGATAGGATAGTTTCGACGGTCGACGTGGACGGCAATCGCACCAACGTCGTTGTCGATGGGACTTAATCACTTCAAGGCTCGGCATTTCGGTGCCAAGCATTTTGTAGCGCTGACGGGACTGGCGGCGATTGTCGCTGCGGTTACTGAATGGTTAGTGCGCGCGCGACGACGAGGACGACGATGACATTGACCAAAGAAGAGCGGAATTCACCGCTTTGGATGAAATTGAAATCGCACCTTGATGCCAGGTTAGCCAAGCTGCGTATTGAAAATGACAAATCGGAAGAGCTGCTTGTTACCGAAAAGCGCCGTGGCCGAATTGCTGAATTGAAAGACATGATTGAAATTGGCTCTGAAAAGCCAAAACCAGAATTGGAATAAAGAAATTTAGAGCGCCGCGCAAGCGACCCTCGAAAGTAGTAGGTGAACCGACGACCCGCACTTGATGCGGGTTTTTTACGTCCGCTCGCCATGTTGCCGTCTATGACGGTTTGTTTGGAGGCTGGAAAATGACCACAGAAAATGAAGTTGCACCGAGCGTAGTTGCACCGAGTGAGGTCAGCGAATCGATTCAAGCGGGTTATGACCGCATCGCTAACCCGGAAAAAGTACAGGAAGATTTGCCAGCGAAAGCCGAGCCGACCGTGGCAACACCGCCGGAGCCGGAATTCACCAATGAGCAAATCAAAGATGCGCTGGCCCAAGTGGCGCGCATTCCTGAACTGGAGAAACGCTTACGCGACGATGGCGGCAGATACGGAGCGCTCAAGCAAACGCTTGAACAGCTTCAGCAGCGAATGAGTACCGGCGGTTCTGGTGCGCCAGTGGATGTTGAAGAAATGCTGGCAGGCATCAAGGACGATTTCGGTGACGACAGTTCGGTGTATCTGTCGCTGAAGAACGCATTTTCAAAGATCACGACAAGCCAAGCAGTGCTGGACCCGAGCGTCATTGAGAACATCGTGGCGGAAAAGGTCGAAGCGGCCAAAAAAGCCGATCTCGCAGAGGCAATGACCTTGTTGACTGATGCTCACCCAACCTGGATGGAAGACCGCAAAACCCCTGAGTTTCAGGAATGGCGGAACAGCCTATCAGAGCGGGAGCGGAGCAAGTTCAACCGGTCAAAAGACCCGGACTATGTGGCATCCAAGCTCGATGATTTTGTCGAGTGGAAGAAGGTAAAGGCGGCAACACCGCCGCCACCACCACCCAAACGGGAGCAACAACCAAGCAAGCGGCTGCTATCAGCCGTGATGCCAACCAACGGAACCAAGCCCAAAACATCGGGGGAGTCCGATCCGAAAGCAAGCATTCGCGCAGGCTACGAGAGAGTGGCAGGCGCCCGAATGCGTTAACTCACATTTAGGAGATTCAAATGACAGTTCAAGCATACGGCCTCTCGCCAGGTCGCGTTAATGAGATTTTGGGCGAAACCCTGGCCTACGCCGAGCCGACAATGGTTCTGGCACTCGGCTGCGAAATGAAACAGATCCCCAAGAACAAGGGCGATAACGTCAGCTACCGCCGGATTATCCCGACCGGTGGCGCGACGACCAACGCTAACACCATCAACCGGTGGAGCGTTACCAGTGCCGCGCATCTGCTTCAGGAAGGCGTGACGCCTGATGCAGAAACCCTGACCGATCAGTACGTCAATGTGCAGATCAATCAGTACGGCGCCATCTACGGATGGACCAACAAGACCGCTGACTTGCATGAGGACGACATCCCGAAAGATATGTCGCGCATCATGGGCAAGCGCATGGGCTTGGTGCAGGAAATGATCCGCTACGGCGTGATGAAAGCCTGTACCAACGTGTATTACAGCGGTGGCACGACTCGCCTGACGGTTGATGAGGCAATTTCTCTGGCAGTTCTGCGTCGGGCCGCGCGCGGCTTGATGGCGAACCACGCTGGCAAGAAGAGCCGCATCATTCGCCCCGGTCCTGACTACGACACTTCGGCAATCGAAGAGGCGTTCTTGGTCATGGTGCATACCGACGCGGCCAGCGATGTCCGTGATCTGCCTGGCTTTGTGCCGGTCGCCAAGTATGCCGGCGTCCAAGCCATCAGCCCGAAAGAAATCGGTTCGTGCGAAGAGTTCCGCTTCATCCTCTCCCCTGAGTTGGCGTCCTACGCTGACGCGGGCGGCGGCAATGCGGCGCTCTACGCAACCACGACAGCAGCGACGGCGGTGGACGTTTATCCGTTCATCGTCTGCGGCGAAGATGCTTGTTTCGACATCGCTTTGAAGGGTGAGGATTCGTTCGACATGAACGTGCTTCCACACACTCAGACCGACAAGAACGACATCCTTGGCCAGCGCGGCTATTGCGGTGCCAGCTTTTGGTCAGCCAGTTTAGTCGTGAATAACGGCTGGATGTGTGTGGTGGAAGCGGGTGTCTCGTCGCTTGCATAAGAATGCAATAAAACCAACTTAACCAGCTTCGGCTGGTTTTCTTTTTAGGAGATTCAACATGGAAAACATCAATTATCGCGGCGTGACGATGGCGCACAGCAACAGCCTTCTGACCGCTACCGGGGCCGAAACAGTGCATGACACGACTGTTCGGCTCGACTTCTCAATCGGCGGCAAGATGTACTCGAAATCGGGTACGAATGCTGACCAGGCGACACCGACCACCGATTATGGCGACAGCGTGGCGTTTTCGGATACCAGCAAGAAGCTGACCGGCGTAAGTTCTGCCGGCGGTCAAGGCACGGTCGTTGTTTGGGCCTACAACTCATCCGGCGCCGTCAAGTGCTTGATGGGTACGCGGGAAACGCTGGATGCTGGTGGCAACTTCGCCAGCCCGCCACAATTCCCGTCGATTCCGGCTGATGTGTGTCCATTTGCCTACCAAGTGCTCAAGCACTACGGGCAGACCAGCACCGTCACATTCGGTACATCGAACTGGAACACGTCGGGCTTCACCAACGCAATCGTCAACGTGTCTCAGTTGCCGGCGCGTCCGCAGGTAGCGTAACACCGTAGTTGCAGCAAACAGGGGCGCCTCTCGGGGCGCCCTTTTTCATTCCAAATCAAGGAAACCAAAATGACTCGAAAATATACACCACGCAAGATGGTTGAATCACAGGAACACCAACCGGCAGCGCAAGCTCCGCGTGAATTCAACGAAGCGGGCGATTTGCCAAGCCAGAAGATTGCCGGCGTTGACGGACATCATCAAGCAACACCAGTGCTGGAATCCCTTGGCTTCGATGCCAACGGCAAGCGCATTCGCAGTAAGAAGTGGCACGACGAAATGGCCTTTGCCAATGAGCAAGTGCTGGTTCGCGTCCACGACACCACCGACAAAAACGCACAAGAACTGCCAGAAGTCTTTGTCAATGGCAGGGTCCAGCGCTTCCCGCGCGGACAAGAGATTTCTGTTCGGCGTTGCTTTGTCGAGCGACTGGCAAGGGCAATGGCGACCACCTACGGCAACGTCAAAGTCAAGGGACCGGATGGCGAGGACAAGTACATCTATCCCGCCAGGAGTGCCGAGGTCTATCCCTTCACCGTGATCAATGACACGCCCAAGGGCCAGAAATGGCTCAAAGACCTGCTTCAGCAGGGGGCTTAAAGAGCAGCAACCCCTGCCGACCAATCCGATCGGCAGGGAAACTCAAAGCGGGAAACCGCACTAGAAAAGGAGTATGGCCATGCTTACAAGAGCTTTTGATTTTGTGAAAGTTAGCCGACAAATCACGCTTGGCGTGAAAGCGGCAATTGCCGGCTCGGGAAAGAGTCTCGGCATTCCACTGCGCGGCGTAGTTGTCAAGACGCAAGGCGCGCCAGCCACGGCAACCGTCGCGGCAACGCTGACGGCAGCGCAACTGCTGACTGGCATCCTCAATGCCACGCCAACCGCGACTGGTGCCACAGCGGCTTACACCTTGCCGACCGGCACACTCATGGACGGCGCCGTTGATTTCAAAATCAACGACTCGTTCGATTGGGTGCTGATCAACAACGCTTTGGCTGCGGCTGACACCATCACGCTGACGGCTGGCACGGATCACACGATTGTTGGTGGCCCGATCGTTCAGTCGTTGCACGCCACGACTGGCGGTATCACCGGCTACTCGGCGGTGTTCAGAACCAGAAAGACGGCAGCCAATACGTTCGTTACCTATCGCATCGGCTAATCCACTTCCGGCCGCCGGGCGACTGGTGGCCGGATCTTCCTGAAGGATTGCAATGACCTATCTCACGCTTTGCTCGGACACGCGGCGCGAATGCCGCATGAACGGCACCGGTCCATCGGCAGTTACCTGGCAGACCGGATTGCTGGCCGACGTAGTGGCATGGGTAGCGAATGCCTACACCGAATTGCAGCAGGCCCGAGACAATTGGCGCTGGCTGCGCTCGACGTTCACCTTTAACACGGTGGCGAGTACGGATGCCTATGCTTACACCGCCGTCACTGATTCGAGACTATCGGCAACAATCAGTCGTTTTGCGAAATGGTGGCTGACGGACGACGAAGGCTATTCAGCGATTCGGATTTACCTGACATCGAGCGGGGTTGGCAGCGAGTTTTATCTGACGCCGATTCCGTGGGATCAGTTTCGCGCGCGCTACAAGTTCGGCGCCCAACAGTCGCTGACCGGGCAACCACAGCACGTCAGCGTCGATCCACAGAATCGCTTGGTACTCGGGCCGAATCCAAGCGCGATCTACACCGTGACCGGCGAATATCAGATGTCGCCGCAAACCCTTACCGCCAATGATGACGTACCCGAAATGCCGACGCAATTCCATCAGCTGATTGTCTACATGGCGATGGAAAAGTACGGCGCAGCCAAGAGCGAAATCGAGGTATTCAATCGCGGCGCGCTCGAAGGCGGGAGAATGCGCAATCGGCTGGAAATGGATCAATTGCCAATGATTACCATGGCTGGCCCGCTCACATGAGGGTAACGCGCGCGAGTCTGGCGCAGGCGATTCGCTCGGTGCCAATTAAGCCAGGCTACATCGGGCTGACGGGCGGACTCGATCAGGTCACACCGGCCTATGAAATGAAGCCCGGCAGGGCGAGGCGCGCGCAGAACTTTGAAGTCGACGTGCTCAACGGCTATCGCAGAAGCGGCGGCTATGAGCGGTATGACGGTAGGCCAAGTCCGTCGGACGGCACTTATTCACTGATAGGCGCAACGATCACCGGCACTGTGGCGGTAGGCGACACCCTAACCGGATTAACTTCGGCGGCAACTGGCGTAATCGTTTCGTTGCCCGGTAGTTCGTTCGTACTCACGAAAGTTGTCGGCACTTTTGTCAATGGCGAGTCGCTGCAAATATCGGCTGTGACGGTAGCAACTTCGACATCAGCGGCAATCGAGGGCGGCGCATCAACAACGAAACTTCATGCGCAGTATTTGAACGCGGCGGCAGACGAATACCGCGACGACATAGCGGCAGCAGCAGGATCAGGCGTGATTCTCGGCGGGTTCTATCTCAACGACATCAACTACTGCTTCAGAAACAACGCAGGCGGCACGGCGGCGGTGCTGTTCAAGAAATCCAGTTCCGGCTGGACAGCGGTAACGATGTATAACGAAATCAGTTTCACTGCTGGAGCAGTAGCAACACCGGCTGATGGCGCAACGCTGACGCAAGGTGGCGTGACTGCGACCGTTAAGCGGGTGGTTACGCAATCCGGGGCATGGACAGGAGCGGCAACAGGACGATTTATCATCACCAATCCGGGAGGCGGAAACTTCGCAGCGGGCGCGGCCACACTGACGGGCGGGGCGACTTGCACGTTATCAGCAGTTCAGACCGCAATCACTTTGCTACCTTCTGGACGTTACGAGCACGTCAAGGAAAACTTCAGCGGCTCGGCAAATGCGACTCGGGTATATGGCTGTGACGGAGTGAATCGAGGCTTTGAATTTGACACCAGCGAAATCTTCGTGCCGATTGCCACCGGTATGACGACCGATACACCGTCCCACGTCGTTGCGCACAAGAAGCAATTGTTTTTCAGTTTTGGTGGATCGGTTCAGCACGCGGCACCGGGTACGCCTTACATTTGGAGCGCGATTCTCGGGGCTTCTGAGCTTGCGATGGGTGACACGGTAACAGGGTTTGCAGGGCAACCGGGCGATTCGTCTGGCGCGGCGCTGGCGATTTTCACCCGAAACAGAACGTCAATTTTGTACGGCTCTGGCGTGGCGAATTGGCAACTGACGCCGTATCGGGACGAGCTAGGCGCATGGGCTTACACCATTCAGGATGTGGGCTACTCGATGTTCTTGGATGATCGTGGAATTACCAATGTTCAGACCAGCCAAGCCTTCGGTAACTTCCAACACAACGCGATTACGAACGCCATTTTGCCGCTGATGGTGGAGTACAAGCCCTACGCCATCGCTTCAAGTATCTGCCGGGACAAGAGCCAGTACCGACTGTTTTTCTCAAGCGGCTATGCGTTTTATGTGACTGTCGTTGGTCAGAAGATCGTCGGCATCATGCCGCAACTATTTGCCGACGTTGTTCGTTGCACATGGACAGCAGAAAAGAATGACGGTAACGAAGTGATGTTCTTTGGTTCTGATAGCGGCATGGTTTATCAGTTCGACAAAGGCACCAGTCACGACGGCGACGACATCGAGTTTTTTATCGAGCTTGCCTACAACTTCTTTGGCAGTCCGAGGGAAGAAAAAACCTATCACGACGCGACCATTGAAGTGACGGGAAGCAGTTACGTAGCCTTTGATTTTGGCTATTCGCTCGGTTATGGCTCAACGGATATTCCACAGCCAAACGACACGGAATTGACCAGCAGTTTCACGGCGACTAGGTGGGATTCATTCACTTGGGATGCGTTCTTTTGGGATGGCACGACGCTATCGCCATCGACTGCTGATATGCGCGGCAACGCAGAAAACGTCTCAATCTCGATTCGCGGTAACGCGGATTATTTTCAATCATTCACGTTGGCGGGGATTTTGGTTCATTACGCGCAACGTAGACGAATGGGGTAACTTATGTCGGCCACTGAATACTACTCGCACACCACCTATCCGGCGACCGGTGCCGCAGGAAGCTCTGCGAGTATGCGCTCCGAGCTCGAATTAGTTGAGGCCGGATTCGGGAAGCTCCCCGACCTATCCGGCAACGGCTCAAAGATTGTCGCGGTGAATTCTGGCGGCACGGCGCTTGAGTCGGTATCGTCACTCACGGTAGCGCAAGGCGGAACTGGCAGAGCCACGAGCACGACTGCCTATGCCTTACTTGCCGCAGGAACCACGGCGACGGGCGCGCATCAGACCTTGGCGGCTGGCGCGACGACTGAAATTCTTGTCGGCGGCGGCGCATCGGCATTGCCGGTTTGGACAACGGCAACGGGTACGGGTGCACCGGTACGGGCAACCAACTGCGCCCTTGTCACTCCCGATCTAGGAACCCCGTCTGCCCTAGTCGGAACGAACATCAGTGGCACGGCAGCAAGTCTGACCGCCGGAAACGTAACGACGAATGCGAACCTGACAGGACACGTTACGTCCGTTGGCAACGCTGCGGTACTCGGCTCATTCACGATGGCTCAGTTGGATGCGGCGGTGAGTGACGGGAATGTAATTTATTCCGGACAAGCGCTAGGTACGCCATCGTCAGGGACGCTGACAAATTGCTCGGGAACGGCAGCGAGCTTAACTGCCGGCAACGTCACAACCAACGCCAACCTCACCGGCCACGTCACCAGCAGCGGCAACGCCGCAGTGCTTGGCAGTTTCACCTTCGCCCAACTGAATACAGCGGTGAGCGATGCCGAAGTAGCGAGAACCGACGCAGCAAATACCTTCACTGGAACGCAGACCTTCAGCAACTTGATTGCCGCCGCCGCTGGTTCGGTCGGCGCACCATCCATTTACATGACTGGCTACGCAACGACGGGCTGGTACAACATCGGTGCGAATAATTGGGGCTTTGCAGTATCAGGTTCTAAGGTGCTGGATATTGCGAGTACGGGGCTGACAGTTGTTGGCATTAGTACCGTCACTCAATCAAAAGTTACAGTAAACACTAATAATTTGTATGAAGCCGTTACTCTAACAAACAGTTCTAATACTTCGTCTGGAATGCAAATTCTTACGAAGAATGGCTACGGCAATTTAGTTTCGATAGACATGCAGCAAGTGGATAACGGTACTGGTGCTGATGACGGTGTAATGAACATCAAAATCGCCACCAACTCTACATTGGCAACCGTCGCTTCGGTTTCCTCTACCGGACTAGCAGTAACGGGGACACTATCCTCAACCGGCCTATTTGCGGCACCTAGGTTTGCGTGGACTGGAGACGCGGCAGGCACTCAGGGGGTGGTTGCAACCGATTCAACTTTTAACAAAATAATCTCTGCTTCTATCGCCTACGGTATCAGCACAAATAATGCTGGCGGCCTAGACATTATGGCAAACCAAGATAGCCAAGCAATTAGGATGTATGCAGGCACCGCGAACAACGCAAGCCCCCCAGCCATAGCAACTGTTTCCTCTACCGGACTAGCAGTAACGGGGACGGTAACTGCAACTGATAACTTCGTCATTGCAGTAGGTAAGAAACTCTATTACTCAGCAACAGCTTACGTCACGCCTGATGACAATGTAACAGGTGCGGTTCTAGCAGGAACGTCGGCGGCAAGCATCAAGGTCAACGGTTCAAATGTTGCGGTAGCGACGAGTGCCGGACTAGCAGTAACGGGGGAGATTGGCGCGTCAGGAACGATAACCAGCACAGCAAGCGGCTCAATTCTGCAACGCACAGGAGCATCGACAGCTGCACAAATAATCAGGTTGGCGAATACCACTGGTGATTTCTACCTCGGCATTGAATCGAGCGTCGCTGGTTCGTATTTCCCGACTTCCTCTGCATATGCCTCTGTGCTTGCCTCGACACAACCTGTTCAAACAATCGTCGGCGGCGTAAAAATAACAGACACGAATGCTGCTGGTCTAGCAGTAACGGGGACGCTATCAAGTACCGGAGATTACAAAATCGCTGGAACGGGAATCTATAACGCAATAGCGACTAATACATCTCTTGGATTATTCGCTGATGCCAACGCTTACGCAGGGATAAAGGCTTATGGTTCATCTCACGCGACAAAAGCAAACGTCACTGAATTACTAGCCGGAACGGGGGTAGTTGTTGGCACTGTTTCCTCTACCGGACTAGCAGTAACGGGGACGCTAAACACAGCCACCACAACCGCGCTGAGTTGGGGTGGTGGTGTTGTGGCAGGACACATACTCGGAACGTTAGGTACAGGTTCGTCGCTGTTCATAAATACTGAAGGACTAAACACTTCTTACGCGTCCGGTTTGGCTGTTGATGGGAGTTACAGTTCGCTCGTTTCCACCGTCAACATAAGGGCGCTAGGCACTTATTCTGGCGGCGGCTACGAAGCCAAGCTCGCGTTTTTCACTTCTTCGGATACAACTCAAGGGCAAAGGATGCTCCTTTCCTCTACCGGACTAGCAGTAACGGGGGCGCTGAGTGCGACGGGAAACATTAGCGCCTCTTCAGTGTCGCTTCCTGATGGGAATGTTGTTACTTGGGGAGCAGGTGCGACAACGTACATACAGGGAAATCAGGCTTCGGCCTACATGAATTTTTGTATCAATTCAGTAAACCGGATGGCGCTCACATCCGCAGGACTAGCAGTAACGGGGACGCTGAGTGCTACTGGCACATCATCTCTAGCGCGAATCGACCAATCCAATGGAAGCATCGATTTCGCGTCTTTAGGGAATGGTTCAACGTCTTGGCAAATTGGAACAGTAACAGCAGGGAAACCGCTTGACCTTTTTATTGGTGGGTCAGTTATAGCGACTGTATCAACTACCGGACTAGCGGTAACGGGCGATATTTCAGTCAGCACCAAGACTCCCGCATCAGCAGCAGCAGCAGGTGTAGCCGGAACGATTACTTGGGATGCGGACTATCTCTACGTTTGCACGGCTACGAATACTTGGAAGCGCGTAGCCATAGCCACTTGGTAATCCGCCATGAAAACTCTACTCTGCCTACTGCTAAGTCTTAGCCTAATCGGTTGTGCATCTATCAAGCCGATTGCTGAATCACCTGAGACATTCGCGCTCCTTATCCTTCTCACCATTCTGCAAGTCGCTGATTGGTGCTCGACTAGAACCATCTTAGCTAAAGGGGGGCGAGAGCTAAACCCGATTGTTGCCGCAGGAATCAAAGCGGTGGGCATGGACGCGTTTCTTATAAGCAAGGGTTTGCTTGTCGTCGCGCTAGGCTGCTGGATAGGTACTCAAACGGCATGGCTACTTGCAGCGTTGGTCGTTTTTTACATAGGTATTGTCATGCATAACTGGAAATCACTATGAGCACACTATTCGACAAACAAACGAAGTTCACCCTCATGGTTGCCAAGTTGATTCAGATGGCCGACTACATGGGGTATCAAGTAACCCTCGGTGATGCTTTCCGCGACCCGCGAGTATTTGGTGCTATGGGTGAAAGCAAGGGCTACGGTAACGCAAGCTCTAACCACAAGAATCGTCTTGCCATCGACCTTAATCTATTTAAGGACGGTGTGTTTCTAACTACGACTGAGGGGCATAAGCCTCTAGGTGAGTGGTGGGAGTTGGAGGGCGGTACTTGGGGTGGTCGGTTCAATGACGCTAACCACTATTCATTGGAACACAACGGGATTAAATAGTGAGTGAGATAACAATGGCCGACGAACACAAAGAACACGACCTTGCTGCATTGTGGGAACTATTGCACACGGTTGATAAGAAGCTCGACCTACACATGCAACAGTACGCAATCAATGCGCCTAAAGTCGATGAACTTGTCCAACTTCTCGATAGAAGCAAAGGGATTCTGATATTCCTGACGTGGGCGAGTGTTATTGCTAGTGCGGCAGGCGCGGCGTTTCTTTGGCTGAAAGACCACATAAAATGAGGGAATGACAATGAATGATTTTTTAGCCGGACTTGCACCTACGATTGCAAGCGCACTTTTAGGGCCACTAGGCGGCGTAGCAGTTGCCGGACTCGGCAAGATATTCGGCATTGATAACGCTACGCAAAAGGACATTGCCGCGCAATTTGAGGCAGGTAAACTTACTCCGGAACAGATAGGGGAAATCAAACTACTCGAACTGAAATTGCAGGACGACGAGAAAGAGCGCGGGTTTAGGTACGCGGAACTTGAATTTAAGGATAGAGACTCGGCAAGGGATATGCAGAAGGTTACGCTGTCCCCCGTTCCGGCTATTCTCACCTACCTGCTGACGGTCGGATTTTTCGGCATCCTCGGCGCAATGTTTTACTTTCCAGACGTGAAGGACAGCCCACCACTGATGATCATGCTTGGCAGTCTCGGCACGGCTTGGACGGGTGCTTGCAGTTTTTGGTTCGGCTCAAGCAGGGCGTCGCAGAATAAAGACGCGATGCTGGCGAATTCGGCGCCCGTCAAATGAGCGGCTTTCGCAACTGGTGGCACCGCCATCCCATGAGCGACATCTTCGGCGAACTGATGGAGAACGCGCCTGCGCTGCTTGGTGCGGCACTGATTGCCGCCATTTTCATTGAAACAATAACCGGGTGAGATAGATCATGCCAACACCAACAGCAGGCAACGTCATTGCGCCGATCAAACCGGCAGTCGTTAATCAAGCGCCCATAGTAGGCGATACCGGCACCGGCTTAATCGGACAAGCGGCGACCTACACGCCGACCGATGGCACTGCGACCGCGAATCTCACCGGCACCGGCTACACCGGGGCGACAGCGACTGGCAACGGCTACAACTCGACCGATTGGGCTGGCGGTGAAGATCAAACCGTGTCCGGACAAGTCAAGAAAATCATTGACGAGAATTCGCCTCTAGCACAGCAGGCGGTCGCCAAAGCAACGGGGCAAATGAACGCGCGCGGGCTTATCAATACCAGCATCAATGCAGGTGCGGGACTTGGCGCTTTGTACGAACACGCGACCCCAATTGCACAGCAGGATGCAACCACGGCGGCGAATCGCGCAGCAACCAATGCCGGAGCCAAGACTGCCGCATCAGCCTTTGGCGCAAACGCAGGCAACACGGCGAACCTGGCCAACCAGCAATCAACGAATCAGGCCAGCGCATTCACGGCAGGGGCGAAAGACGCGGCCAGCGCGGCGAACCAAGCGGCAACGAATCAGCAAAGTCTGGTCAACCAGAGCTCAAGGAATGAAGCCTTGGCGCAGGGCGCGGCGGCAACCAATTCGTTGCAAACGCAAACCAACGCACTGAGGCAACAGGCCGCGCAGGGCAATCAGGATGCGGCGAATAAGTTGGTGCTGCTCGACATGGATAACCAGTTCAAGGCATCGATCGCCAATGCTGACGCGGCGAATAAGGTCCAGCTTCAGGAATTGGCGGATAGCGCCAAGGCGGAACTGGCGTCGATTGACGCGAACTACCGCACATTGATTCAAGCATCGGCCACGGCGGGCGGATTGTACGAATCGGCAGTCAACAACATCGCACGGATCGCGGCAGATCCAAACATGGGTGCTGCCAGCAAAGCCGCAACGATCACCGCAATTCAGAATCATTTGAAATCCAGCCTCAACGTCATTGGTTCGATCAACGCGATTGATATTGGTTCGTTGCTCGACTTTGGCGCGGCGGCAGACGCGGCTGATGCAGGCTCGGGCGACGGTACCGGAGTCCCGGCTTAATCATGACCGCGTTCAGAAATAGATTCACGGCGAGTCGCGGCGAACCTCCTGAATCAGATAGCATTCCGCTCGTCATCCCGCCGGGCAACTATGTCGATACTCAGGCACAGCAACAAGCCGCAGCAGCGTTAGAAACGCAAAGATTAGCCGACCTAGAAGCTCAACGTCTTGCAGGGTTAGAAACTCAGCGTCAGGCTGACTTGGAAGATCAAAGATTGGCTCAAACGCAGGGGGCGGCGGACTACGAGGCGTTCATTGCTTCGCCAGAAGGCATCATCAATCAAATCGTTGCACCGGTAACGCAACAGGCAGCGCCGACTCAGCCAGTCGTCAATTACGACGAATACGGCAATCCAAGTGCAATTGGCCCGATTGATTGGAGCGTCGGCGGCGCGGCAATGACCGCTGGCACGAATTACGCCGAGGACATTCGAGCGCAACAAGAAGCAAGGCGCAACGGGATATTCGCCACGACGGACGGACTGGATTCTGAAAACGGGCCTTATGGGTTCTGGAATGTGGCGCAAGGCGGACAGAACGCAGGCTACGAGGCGTTCATTGCTTCGCCAGAAGGCATCATCAATCAGTCTGTTGCGCAAACAACAGCGCAAAACAATCCGACTTTCGAGACTGATGTATTCGGCAATCCAATCTTTAACATCGATTGGAGCGTCGGCGGCGAGGCAATGACTGCCGGGACGAATGCGCAACAAGCCAATGTCGCTGCGGCGAATACCGCAATGGAAGCAAATTTCGCTTCGCAAGTGGCAAGCGGGAACACCCCTGTTGAGACATTGATTTCGCCCGAAATGAAGGTGGCAATCCAGCAGTCAATCGACACCGGGCAACCGATGCCGCCGGAACTGCAACAGCAATTCACGGCACTGAATGAATCAATGGGTGCGCGGGCTTTCGATGGCAATCCGTATGGTGCGTGGAATGTGCCGCAGGGCGGGACGAACGCGGGCTACGAGGCGGCGAACGAGTTACGCCGGACGTCGACCGCTGAAAACGCAACCGTGGTGCGTACAGTGCTCGCGCAGATGTTTCCTAACGCGACGGTCGGACAGATGGACGCGGCAGCACAGGCGGCATTGAGAGCGAATCAAGGTGCGACCGAGGGGCATTACACCGAAGTCCATAATCCAGTTGACATCATTACCGGCATTGCGCAGCAACTTGGCGGGGTGCCACAGCAATTCCAAGCGAATCTCGACGCAATGCGCCCGCAGTTCGACCAGCGTATCGAGCAGATCACGGCGGCGCGAAATGGCTCCGAAGATGCGGCAGACCAGTTGCCGATGGCGGTCAAACTGATTGCGGCGGCAGCGGGCGGGGTGATACTCGGTCCTGCGCTTGCTACGGCATTTAGCACTGGAACTACAGTCAGTATGGCGGCGGCAATGGGCGGCAATTTCCTTGGCTCGGCTGTCATGTCAGCAGTGACTGGCGGCGATTGGGTGCGCGATGGCTTAATGAGCGCCGTCGCAGCGGGAGCGAATCACCTGATCAATGCGCCAACAGGAGCTACTGGAACCGCCGATAGCGCGGCCGGTTCAATGGACATCATCGATGGTGGCACAAGTACGCTCGGCACTGATGGCGTCAATGACTTGGTGAATTCATCGCAAGCGGCCGCAGACGCAGGAACGGCTTTTGCCGGTGAAGGCGGGTTGATCAATACCGCAACCAATAATGCGTCAAACGTCATTACTGGCGCTGGCGGACTTCCCATAAAAGAAACAATTCAAACCGCAACAAATGCGGCAACAGCGCCTGGATTCGCCGAAACCCTTTTCAATAAAGTTCAAGCCAATTTCGTCAACCGAATCACGTCACCGTCAACATGGGTAAAGGCCGCGCTCAATCAAGTTCTCGCCACCGGAGATTTGGATATTAAGGATTGGGTAACTGGCGTATTGCAGGGAACCGCAGCGGGCTCGGTCGGTAGCGGGGTGTCGCAGACCTTGCTTAAAACGCTGCCTAGTTTCGGTGATGGCAATGTCGCAGACTCAGGGCGAGTCCTGTTCGGTAACACGATAGGCGCTATCGCGGGCGCGGCGACTCTGGCGGGTATCAGTGAAGCAGAATTGAAGTCTGCGCTGACTTATAGCGTTGCTTCTACGGCGGTGTCGTCATTGCTGAAATCGGGACTGGACATTTACACCACCGATGAAAACGGGAAACGAACCATCAGCCCAAAAGGCTATCAAGAGCTTGCGGCGATTGCCAATAGTATCGGGCAGGTTGCGGGGAACACGGCAAGCGGCGTTGACTTTAGCGATGCCATAGTCAATGGAATGAAGGGCGCGCTTATTTCTGTTGCCGATATTCAATTCGACATATCCAAAGACTTCGACAAAATACAGTGGAGCAAGGTTACTGATGCGGCAAAGGGTAATGTTGTTGCCGTGAATGATGCCGGAACAAATTCAACTGCTGGCGACGGGAATACCGTAGTCGTGCCGGGAACCAGTAACGCATCGAGTGCCGATGTCGATGCTGGCGCTGGCGCAACTGCTGGGTCAAGCACAACCGCAGGGACGGGGGCTGGAACAGGGACAGGAACCGGCACTACGGTCACGGTCACAGGAACCAATTCAACAACAGAGACAGGGACTGCCGTTGATGTAGGTGCTGGCGGTCTGATAAATACTGCCGCGACTGGCACCGGCACTGGTACAGGGACGGGTTCGGGCGTTGGTACTGGCACAGGAAGCACGATTGTTGTGAGTGGTGCAGGAACAGGAACAGGAACAGGCGTTGACGTTGATGTTGGAGCCGGAAGTGGCACTGGCACTGGCACCGGATTGTCTTTTGGTGATTTCGTCGGCACTGGAACCGGTACAGATACAGGTTCAACCGTTGTCGTCAATGGTACTGGCGCTGGAACCGGTACGGGTACTGATGTAGATGTTGGCGCGGGGACTCGCCCGCAACGACCGCCAATAAGAGATAGGCAAACTGAAGCACCAATTACAACCACGGCAGAAGTCGTCAGGATTGACGATACCGGACGCACTGGTCGAACCGAGAACACCGAAACGATCACCGTCACTGGGACAGGTGCTGGAACCGGCGCAGATGTTGATGTCGGCGGCGGGGGTTTGGTTGGCGGCGCTCTGACTGGAACCGGCACGGACACAGGCACTGACTCGACCGTTGTTGTGAGCGGCACAGGAACTGGTAGCGGCACTGGAACAGATGTCGATGTTGGAACCGGATCTGGAACCGGGTTGTCTTTTGGCGATTTCGTCGGCACTGGAACCGGTACAGATACAGGTTCAACCGTTGTCGTCAATGGTACTGGCGCTGGAACCGGTACGGGTACTGATGTAGATGTTGGCGCGGGGACTCGCCCGCAACGACCGCCAA